CAATCTCTGGTTTGGGTAGTTTTTTATAAATGTCCCCCCAAAAAGTTTTAACAGCGATTTCAATTTGAGAAATTGCAAGCATCGCTCTCTCAACCGCAGATTGTTCCTTTTCACTTAAATGTACTTTGAAGTCTTGAATATCTGAAGTAAAGTTAAACTCCGTATGAACCCAATATGAGTGACGGATTGCATCTACGTACTGTAACAACTCAGGGTATTCATAAGGTTTTAATGCAACTCTTTTTTGGAAGATATTTGGTCTGTGTTTAGATCTATATATGATATATTCTTTAGCAACATCATTCAATCCGTTATCCATGAGTTTATTTTCAACCATATCATGGATTTCATCGACATGTGGGATACGTTCTTTATCACCTCTGAAAATACCTTTTGTAGTCAAACGAGCGATCTTTTCCGCCATTTCAGTATCAACTTTATTAATACTCAGCATCGCCTTTAAAATTGCACGGGTGATCTTTTCAGATTCAAACATAACTTTGTCACCACTTCTTTTTATTACATATCGGTTATCGCTAATTGATAAATTAACTAAATTATCCATTTTTCATTGTTTTTTTTTTGGGGTTTATAAATTTTGCTGTTCTCTTTGTTTTCTTTTTTCAAAGAGTTCTTTGATACGATCTTTTTTCTTTTCTTCTTGTTGTTCCTCAAATCCGAGGAATGTAACTGAAGATTCGGTGTCAATAACCAAAAGTTCATTATCAAATTTACAGTTTTCGAAGACTATACCATCTTGTCCAAGACGTGATTTTGTAATCGCAATAGTCGCCAACTTCATTTCTTTTTGTTGTAATGTTTTGGCAACGGAAATGATTACGTGACCTACTTGAGCTTTTTTGATCGAACCACCCATTTGATCGGTTGTTACAACCTCAGAAGAAATTGATGACCTATTACCTTGAGTTGCGGTCCATCCAGCAATTTCAAGTTCGTGACACATAGCTTCAAAGTGTCTCATTACTGAACCTTCAGCCTTCCACTCATCTGTCTTTACATTTTCAGGTACCACACAATCGATGTAGTCCAAGGTAATCATATCGATTTTAGTACCATCGGCAATCATCTTACGAACTTGATTTTTGATTTGATTCATTGTGATAGTGTCTGAAGGTAGTTTTTTCAAAATAAGTTTATTAGGCATGGTGTTCTTAATCTCATCAACTTTTGATATAACCTCTTCTCGTCTGATAGATAAATTATCAGGTTCAATACCAGTCCATATGGTAAAGTGTTTTCTTTGTATGATTTTGGGATTGTCTTCAAAAAATATTTGTAAAACATTATATCCCATATTGAATGCCGAGTTAGCAATCTTTGTCATCAAAGTTGTCTTACCAACACCAGTTGGTGCTAGTATGACACCGATCTCACCCTTAGCTAAACCACCTTTAAGAAGTCTATCAATCCCAGTAATACCCATAGGAATAGGATGTCTAAAATCATCGTTAAGTACGTCATCTAGCCCCGAAAAAACTTCAGTAATACCCGTTTCTCTTTCTCCAACTTGTAGTGCCTCACGAACCATACCCTCGACTTGATCATAAGACTCAAAATCACCTTGGTTGATGATTTTTTGTGCCCGATCCATAGCCTTCTGAAGTTCTTGTTGTTTACAGAACTTTAGTGCTTTTTCTTGAACGAATGGTGAACCTTCAAATGGTGCGTCCTGAACTTGTTTGATAGTGTCAACGACAATTTTCAAAACCAACTCTTGAGATATTTCCGTCTTGGCAATTTGCTCAAGGGTTTCAAAGTTTGGTGATGATTGATACTTTGAATGATACTCACGTATCATTTGAACTATCAATTTAAAGTACTTATTGTCAAAGTAACTTGCTTCTAAAACATCGATAATGGATTGTGCGAACTCTTTGTCTGTGATTAGTTGATTGATTAATTGTAGTTGAAATGTATTTCCGAGATAGTCAAAATTCTTATTCATAGAGCCGCTTGTATATACTAAATATTACCGAGTTAACTGATATCCCAAGTAGTCCGAAGTTAAATTTTCAGAACTAAAAAGTTCGGTCAATCCTTTGAGAATTTCTTTCAAATGTGGACGAACATCCACAGTATAACGGACCTTTGGAGGGAATAGTTTTGCGTCAATAATACGATGACAAAGGACTTCTTCACCCACTTTAACATACATGTGAAACCACTCAGGATCATCTGTGTTTGACGTATTCAAGATCTCAGGATCTTCCATGATATTATCTTGATTATCCATCATATACATAACGGTTTTCATCTTCAAGTCTTCAGATAAAGTGATATCAATATCTCGGACAAGGTAGTAAAGTTCTACTGATCCGCGTGCTTTGGGATTGTAGTTACGGACATTGTAATAACGTTGAACAACTATGTTATCGTTCAAGGTCAAAAGGAACTCCATTTTAATTAGAGATTCTTCTTTCATAAAATTTAGATTTAGTTAGATTGTTTGAATTTTCGTTTTTCTTTACGTGACAGTTTCATGAATGGTTTTAAAAACTCAACGAAAGCATCATCATTTTTTGGTAGATATTTGAAGAAACCATCTTCAGTCATCATTGATATAATGTTTCTTGACCCCCGACCTTCGGGATCTAAGGTTTCAGAATAATATAACTCAACAACAGATTTGGCCTCTTCAGAAATCAGTGGATTTTTTAAGTCCACAAGAGTTTTGTTAACAGAGTAGAACTCCTCACCCAATGTACCTCTTTTTGTATTCCCATCAATGATATTTTTTAATACTCTGCTTTTGTTTTCGATTTGAAATAATTCACGAGACTTAGTTAAAATATCATCCACAGAAAGTACTTTATCAAGCACCTCAGGAAAAAGTTTTACAAATGTTTTTTCCCCAAGAAGTTTAATACCATCGATATTGTCGGATTTGTCACCCATTAAAACTTTAGTAACCAATACATTTTGATGTGGAATTTCATATTCACCAAAACGCACATAGTCACCTAACTTGTAGTAAAATTTTTTAATGGGAGAAAAAATCTGAACCGATTCAGAAATTAACTGTAAAAGGTCTTTGTCAGATGAAAAGATTGTAATCCTTTCTTCCGTAGCAATTTGACAATAATAGGCAATCAAATCATCAGACTCATTTTCATTAACTTCAATCTGTCGAATAAATGATTCCTCAAGGTATTCTTTAACTCGGGATTTTTGCCAATAGTATGACTCGAGCTTTTGCTCGTTCATATCGTTTCGGCGATTCAGTTTGTAAGCAGGATATATTCCACGTCGAACGGTTGAGTTTCCTTTACCATCCCAAAAAACAATGATTTTGTCGTACTCGTTTTCGTCCAACTGCCTACGAAGTGTGTTAAGGAAGTGAAAAACACCTCCGATGTGGTTACCTTCGACATATAGATCTCGGACTCCGTGGAATCCGATCTTGAATAAATTATCTCCATCAATAAGAAGTGTTCTCACTTTATAAGAAGATTAATTATCTTCTTTTTCTTCCTTCAACACAAAGTCACCATCAGAACCGATGATTTCCTTCCAATAGTCAGAATACTCCTTCTTGTAAGCCTCAATCGAAGCCTTCTCTTCAGTAGTTTCCTTACCAGCTAAGAAACCGTGGGGGGTGACAATAATCTTTCCGTCTTCGTAACCCAATCCATTGATGTGGTTCTTCATGACAGAAATTTTGGTACGAGAGGCGAACTTCACAGTGCGCTTGTCCTTGGTAGCGGTAATCTTGGTGGTACCAGCACCTTTTTGATTACCAAACAAGAACACCAAAGAAGAGTTGAGCCATACAGACTCTCCACCCTTGGCTTTGATTTTGGGTTGACCAAACGGATTGTCGGGGAGTTCGACCCAAGGTTGGTTAACAATGATAAGAGTATTCTCGAACTTAGAGTCCGCTTTACGTGAACCCGAAATACGTTGGTTGATACCCATACCAATCTTGTCAGACAACACCGAAGCGTTATGTTGTTTACCACCCTTACCTTCATAGGTCATCTTACACGGAACAGAACCCACGGAGTCCCACAAAAAACACAAGCTGTAATCCAACTCACCCTTCTCTTGAGCATCCAACAAATCGTTAATGTAATCGGTGATTTGTTCGATGTACGAAAAGTTGTTATTGAAGATAAAAAATCCATCCCAATCCAATTCTCCCGTTTCTTGGTCAACCACTTCTTCGCATTGAAGTCCCATCAGTCGAGCGTGTTCAAAACTCCACTTTTGTTCGGTGATGATAAACACAGGAAGAATTTCTTTCTTTTGAGCATCCACCGCAGTT